GTAAATCAAATTAGCCAACTCAGGATACTGAGCCATAAGTTCAGTCGTTGGCTTCATAATGCGTTGATAGAACTTGACTACCCGACCAAAGCGGTCAATTACTGGGTAGGAACCAATGGAGTCAAGGAAACGGATGCGTGGCATTTTATGCTTAACATCAATTTCTACCTCTGCTGGTACGAACCCATAAGTTACATAACGGTCAGCAGCGGTAAACATCTGAGATTGTAAGTTGGAGAAGTCAACATAACCGTTAACAATCTCTCCACGCTTATCAGCCTTCTTACGGGCTGACTCAGATACCATGGTGGTTGAATTACAATTAAATGCTGGTAGTGGTGCAATAACTTCTGCCAAGTCACGGGCAGCAATGTCCACCATGTTTGCAACAATAGGGCTTTCAAATGGACCGTCAGGGAAAAGGTCAGGGAATACATCTCGCATTTTGCCTTGGCGTACCAATAGTACATTGTACATACGGGTATCACGGTCAGCGTATGCACGGCGATAACGGTCAAAACCGCTAGTTATTTCCTCAATGGAAATTGCCATGCTCACCTCTATTCTTAGTTTGTGTAAAGTAGTTCATCTAATGAAATGTTTATTTGATTGCCACGGTCATAGCGTGTATGGAACATGTTTTGACGGCTATGCGAACGAGCAAAATTATTTGCTGCTGCAAGGCGGTCACGGCATGCAAGTTCTGCAAACCAAAATGCCATAACGCAGTCTTTCTTTTGTGACTTAGGAGAGTCGGGATACCAAGTCACTAATTGTTCTATCAAAGCCTTTAATCCCTCGGAAGCATGAGTAGAAGGAAACTCAATAAGAGCATTGCCTTCTGTATGTCCGTGGAATAAGGTCGTCAAAGAAGCGACTCCGAAATCGGTGTCCCATTTATTTTGTCCTGTGTGATGTTCCCGTAGAACCGCACCCCTTGACGAAAGGTATTCTCGTACTTCACGGTCCTGAGTTAACATTGTTTGAAAAGCGTTCTTTTCAATTCGCCACTCGGTGATGTTGTACTTATCAGTCCAGTCTTTAATCAATGTTCTAATCTCATCAGGTAACATGCCTGCCACATTGGACACATCTAGTATGTATCTCTTTTGGGTTGAGATGTCTAAGGCAATGGCAACGGCAGCAGAGTATCCAGCACCTGCTGGGTCAAAACCTGCTACGACTATTAAGCCATCCATACCTTCGGGTCTAACACCGGGCATACCCTTAGGTATTCTGCCAATGTTGCGACCACCGTTAATTACACCTTTAATAGCATCCGAAGGAAAAGCCGAGTCCTCATGTACATGCTGTTGTTGATACACCATAGCCCAAAGATTTGGGGACATACGCCCACGCTTTTTGGCTAGTGCCTCACCTGTCCATTTGTCGTACAGACCATTTTCGTCAGGTACGCCTTTACCCGATACAGGTGCTAAATTTGTTTTTGACCATAGGGTTACCCAGTCTTTTGACTCGTCTGCAAATTCTAATACCGCAGGCTGAGCAAAATAAGTCCAAGGGGAAGTTTCATCAGGATAACGCATAGGGTCCCTGAGTTCTGAATACAAGTCTTTAGGTCTAAGGCGTGTGCCTACAACAAGAAGTTTACCCCCGTCATTATCAATACGGGACATAACTTCGGACTGTATCCAGTCAATTTGTTTTTCATACTCATGGGCGTTGGTATGGTCAACACAGTCATCCATGATAATTAAATCTGCACGGGAACCGTAGATGTGACCACGGATACCGATAGCCTGAACGGTAGGGTCTTTTTCACCTGAGTCACGGGCATCAGCCGATAGGTAAATCAAATCTTGTTTCCAAGAGTCTGAGTTCTTTTCAAAACCACCAGCAGGTCCAAAGGCTAGATGAAGGTCTTGATACTTAGGATGAGTCAAACGGTTCTTAATAGAAAGAAGGAACTTCTGAGCCATTGCCTGAGTTTTAGAAACAACCATAATACGGATGTTTGGATTTTGGCAAATACGATAAACCGCATAGTTGACGGTAATGGTCGTACTTTTGGCATGCTCAGGTGGAGTATTTACAATAAGTAAATCAGGCGCACCCGGTTCATAGATTATGGATGGGTGGACATCCTGCGGAACTCGACCCTCTAGTAAGTCAATCCAATGTCGCTGGTGTGTAAAAACTTGTGTGCCGAGATACTTCTCGGAAAATTCGGGAAAGGGCGGGACTTCTTTAGTCGGACCACCCATTTCGCCCCGTGCGGTCATAGACCGTATCTTGTCTATTGCTAGAGCAAAGTCAGGGTCGGTCTTACGGTAATACTCATAAGTCTTGATACTTCTACCTACGGCATCACATGCCTTTTGGACAGAGTACCCCTGCATTAAAAAATCAATTATCTGCTTCTTTACGGCATCCGAAACATGCGAAGCCGAAGTTGTGCGCTTTCGTTCCATAGCGTTTCTCCAAGACCGATTGTGGTGAGTCTTGGGCTAAAACTCACTTATCCTAACCGAAGGCGTAAGCCGTAGGTTAGGGGCATGCCTAGGGAAACCCGACAGGGGTTTCTTACTTACGCGTGAAAGGCTGCATAGATTACGCCTTTCACTTACTAATAGGTGTCCAATGGCATCTAATTGGACACAAATGTTTAAACTATTTTTCCGTAGGCAGCGTAATTGCCCCCAAATGGGGCAAAAGTGCTGGTCAGCCCCCCATTTTAAGGGCTAGCAAAGTTATGTGTGTGGATACACACATACACATACGCAGCGATTTTAATAATGCTGGGGTCAAATGACCCCTTCACTCGCTGGCTTTTTGTTTAAACGCAGCAGGCTGCACACGCAGCGGGCTGGCAGCGCTAGGGATGGCGCAGCGCTGGCACGGCTTGTTGCTGCTACTAGCACGCACCACACAACAAGGCAGGGCAGGGCAGGCAGGGCAGGCGCTGGCAATCGCAGGCAGCAAGGCAGGGCAATCCAGCACGGGCAATGGCATCTCAGATAGTGAGATGAAACATCTCAAAAAAAAATCTTGAAATGGTTGTTGACTTTCAAAAAACCGTGTGCCTATAATCGGATAGTGGTTTAAACAACTGGGTTTAAACCCTAGACTGGAAAGGCAAAACAAATGAACCGTGAACAATGGTTGCAAAAATTGGCAGCAGCAGCGTTGCCAAAAATCTCATCAAGGTTAGACATGGCAGATGAGGAACCTGCCGTGAAATTGTCTTGTGGGTTCCCAGCCCAGCAAGGCAAAAGAAATCAGGTCGGCGCTCAACTCATCCCACCAGCAGCATCAGATGAGTTCAACGCAGAAATTTTTGTTTCACCAACAATCGCTGAGAAATCAGCCGTTATCGGTTTGGTGATGCCGTTGCTGGTTGCTGCTGCAACTGGTGATTTCAAGCAGGGTCGTGATTACAAATCAGCCCTAAGCCGTGTCGGTTTAAACGGCTCAACGCTGCCACAATGGGCAGCGACAATCGCTGAGCGCATGCCTGATTATCCTCACGCTGCAATCACAATCCCTGACCGCAAAAAACAAACAACCCGCTTGATTAAGGTTGCTTGTTTAAACGACAACTACATCTGCCGTGTTAGCCGTGCAACCGTGGACAACCACGGCTGCCCTATCTGCCCAGCATGCAACGCAGAAATGGTGGTGTGCTAATCATGGCTACCACCTACGGCATAGAACTAGAAATGAGCAGCCTTTCAATCGGCAGCGCTCAAACCCTGCTTAACCGTGCTGGCTTGAATTGGTCGGTTAAGCCTGATGGAACCCGTGGCGTATCTGCTGAGGCGGTTTCACCAATCCTAGGTTCAGACACCTTGAACCAATGCACAACCGCTGCCCGTGCGCTGGCTGCTGCTGGCGCTACGGTCAACAAGCAAACTGGCTACCATGTCCACTTAGGCGTTGAGCATTACGGTTTAAACGGTATTGCCAACCTTGTTGTGAACTGGGCTGCTGCTCACGACACAATCGCAGCGCTGGTTGCGCCATCCCGTTTAAACAATGGGTTCTGCCGACCAATCAGCCTGCTTGATGCTGAGCGCAACGCAGAAATGGTACGCAACGGGCAGGTTCACAACCTGAACGGTGGTCGCTACTACTCACTCAACCTTGCCAGTTATGACCGCCACGGCACGGTTGAAATCCGCCTACACCACGGCACACTTAACGGCAGCAAAATCAAGGCATGGGCTGAATTTTGCAACGCCATGGCTGAGGCTGCTAAGGCAGGTATCGTGCTTGAACCAGCCGACCACGCTGGCAACAATCCCGCTGCCCGTTTAAACAACCTTGCAGATTTATTGCGTGGGTTGGTTGGCAATGAGTATCTAAGCCAAAAGACCGCAACCTACCTTAACGGCAGGGCTGAGGAACTAGCAGCCCGCCAATAGGCGGGCAGGGTTGACGGGTAAGCCGTTAACTGGGTGCAATTCCCAGCAACCCACGAACGGACTGGCAAAATCTGCCAGCCGTTTAAACGAAAGGACTGGAACCATGATTGAGTTCTACATTTACAGCAAGGCTGGGAGTTATCTCAGCACAGGCAAGGCAAAAGACTGGGCAGACCTTGCCCAAATTAAGGCAGCGCTGGATTT